TGGCCGCCCCCGAAAAGTCCCTGCCGCGGAAGACGGCCGAGCCCCGGGACGCGAACCGCTTTCTGCGGGGTCGCGGCCTCAACCACCGGCAGGTCGCAGTCATCGAGCGCTTCCTGCGGGATCCGGGGGCGACGGCCACGGTGGCCGACCATCAGGCGCGGCACAATGTGGTCGCCCAGACGGCGCGCACCGATCTGCAGGACCTCGAGAGGCGCGGGTACCTGGCCTCGGCGAAGCAGGGACGCCGCGTGGTCTGGTTCCCTGCGGAGGATCTCGCCCGCAGGCCGGGCGCCGGCCGCCGGCTCGACCACCACCCCACACGGGAGATCCCGCACGCAAGGAGGAACCCGTGCCCACACTGACCAAGACCATCACGACCGACGACGGTGAGGACCTCACCCTCGAGCGCGTCACCGACGACCCCGCCGAGATCACCACCCTGCGCGCCTCGGGCTGGGAGCAGGTCTCCGACGACACCGATGACGAGGCCGGATCAGGCCCCAAGCCCACTCCGCCCGCACCGCCCGTGCCGGCAGCTCCGACCAAGGCCCTCACCACGCTGTCCTGACCACCAACCACACAAGGGAGATCACCCATGACCACGAAGCCAACCTTGACCCTGTCCGCCCTGGAGAAGATCGACGGCGCCGCCGACCCGGAACCCTTCACCCTCGGGCTCAAGTCCAAGATCGTCACCTTCCCCGACCCCTTCGCGCTGAGCATCGAGGAGAGCGAGAGCCTCATGGCCGACCTTGAGGGGACCACGTCGATCAAGGCGACCCTGAACCGGTGGCTCAGCAAAGAGGACGCCGAGCTCATCATCAAGAGCCTCAGCGTCCGCAAGGTCCGTGTACTACTCGCGCAGGTCAGGAAGCACTACGCGTCGTTCCTGGGCGACGAGGGGGAAGGCAGCGCCTCCGCGACCGCCTGACCCGGTACCGGAGGCCCATCACCCAGGACCTCGCGGAACAGGGCTGGGACGTGCCGGCCCTGTTCCGTGCGCGGCGCTGGACCTTCCTGCTCGACCTCATCGACGGACTGCCCAGCCACTCGCGCACCATCTCAGCCATCCTCAACGACACCGACCGGGCCGAGCTGATGGCCGAGACGATCCTCGCCCAGGAGGACGAGGACGACGACGTCGAGGAGGAGAGTACCTCTCTGATCGGTCAGACCCCAGAGGTCCGCATCCTCCAGGACATCGCCGACATCCTCATCTCCACGGCCGGAGGCAAGGAGACCTACCCCCGGCCCGTCCCCGTCGTGACCGCCGTTGTCGAGGAGATGCGTACCTCCCAGACGCTGGCGGCGGCGAACGACGTCATCGCCGTCTTGACCCCCTGGGCACTCGAGTAACCCGCCCCATAGGGGCACCACGCAGCTCACGAGAGGTGGTGGTGCCCCCATGGCAGGCTTCCAAGCAGGCACCGTCTTCGTCGACGTCGTCCCCTCCATGAAGGGCTTCCTCAAGGAGATCAACGCCGACGTCAAGGCCCAGATGCCCACAGCCGGCAATGAGGCGGCCCGCTCCTTCGCCGACGCCTTCAAGAAGACCACCTCCACCACCGGCGCCGACATCGCCAACTCCTTCGCCGACCCGCTCGGCAAGACCACCGCCCGTCTCAAGCAGGAGGCCACCACCGCCGGTCAGGCGCTCGCCTCCGCCCAGAAGGAGGTCGCCGACTCCTCGGGCAACCTGGCACAGGCCCGTAGCCGTGAGGAGGCCGCCGCCAAGTCCCTGGTCACTGCGGAGAACAGCCTCAACCAGGCCCGCGCCTCGGGAAACGCCGCCCAGATCGCGCGCGCCGAGGAGGGCTATGCCCAGGCCCTGGACCGCTCCAAGGCGGCCAACAAGGCCGCGGACCAGGCCGCAGCCGACCACTCCCGGGCCATGGGCAAGGCCGCCACCGCCGCCCGCGACACGGACCAGGCCGTCGGCGCCCTGGCCTCCAAGACGGGCCGGACCAAGCGTGAGGTCGCCGAGGCCAACCCCGCGCTGAAGACATACGCGACCAATCTCGGCCAGGTCGACACTGCCGCAGAGAAAGCCGGCGTGGCCACCGCTCAGACGGGCACCAAGGTCTCCTCCGTCGGTTCCTTGGCCCGCTCAGCGATCGCTCCAATGCTCGCCCTCGGCGCGGCCGTCGGAATCGGTGGCTTCGCCTCAGAGGCCATCGAGGCGTCCGACGCCACCGATAAGTTCGTCTCCACGCTCCAGTTCTCCGGCCTGGACACCTCAACTATTGACCGGCTCAAGGAGTCCGCCCAGAAGTACGCCGACGAAACCGTTTACGATCTAGCGGATATTCAGCAGATCACCGCACAGCTGGCGTCAAACGGCGTCGATGGATTCGACAAGCTGGCAGAGGCGGCAGGCAATTTAAATGCGGTAGCCGGCGGAAATGCGGACACTTTCAAGTCCGTCGGAATGGTTATGACCCAGACCGCCGGTCAAGGAAAGTTGACGACGGAAAATTTTAATCAACTTTCCGATGCCATTCCTGGCGCATCTGGGAAAATCCAGAAGGCTTTGCTCGACATGGGCGCCTACACCGGGAATTTCCGGGATGCGATGCAAAAAGGGGAGATTTCGGCTGACGAGTTCAACGCCGCGATCCTCCAGCTCGGCTCTGATGAGACGGCGGTCGCGGCCGCCAGGTCCACCAAAACGATCGAGGGCGCCGCAGGCAACCTTCAGGCCACCGTCGTCGGCGCGATCAAGGACCTCATTGACTACGTCAAGCCCGCCATCACAGGCCTGATGGGGTGGATGGCCGATGCCATCGGCGGCTCCGTCACCTGGATCAAGCAGCACAAGGATGAGATGCAGGCTCTCGCCATCGGCGTGGGCGTCGCCGTCGCCGCGTATGCGGGCTTCTCCATCCTCACTTCGGTCATCACCTGGATCAGAAACACCACCTTAGCCCAGCACGGTCTCAACGCCGCCATGAGGGCCAATCCGATCGGCTTCGTCATCACTGCGATCGCCCTGCTGGTCACCGGCCTGGTGATCCTGTACAAGAAGAACGAGGCATTCCGCCTCAAGGTGCAGGAGCTCGGCAGGACTGTCGTCGAGATATGGCAACAGCACATTCAGCCAGCCATCTCGGCTGTCTGGGGGTGGATTTCCGGGACTCTGCTTCCTGGTATCCAGTCGGTCTGGAATCTTCTGACGAAGGGTGACTTTGACGGGAACCTGTTCGGGTTGGAGGAGGACTCCGCGTTCGTCGACTTCCTCCTCAATGTCCGTGACGCCGCGATCGAGGTCTGGGGATGGCTATCCGGCACTCTTATCCCCGGCATCCAGTCGATCTGGAATCTCCTAACGAAGGGTGATTTCGACGGGAACCTGTTCGGCTTGGAGGAGGACTCCGCGTTCGTCGACTTCCTCCTTACCCTGCGGGAGGGGGCTATCGCAACCGGGGAGGCGATCTCGAACGCCTGGACCAACGTCATCCAGCCGGCCCTGTCTGCTCTCTGGTCGTGGGTCACGGGCACGCTAGCACCAGCGCTGGTGGACTTCTGGACTGGTGTGGTCCAGCCGGTCTGGAGCGGGTTCGGCGCCGTGGTCTCCACGGCATGGACGAGCGTCATCTCGCCGGTGCTGAGCGGCCTGTGGTCGTTCATCTCGAACGTGCTGATCCCGGTGCTCCAGTTCCTCTGGGTGAACGTGGTCCAGCCGGTCTGGAGTGGGTTCGGCGCCGTGGTCTCCACGGCATGGAACTCTGTGATCTACCCAGCCTTGTCCGCCCTGTGGGGTTGGTTGACGACCTCTCTGGTGCCGGCGCTCCAGGGACTGTGGAACACGGTGCAGCCCGTCTGGCAGTCGATCTCCTCGGTGATATCAGACGCATGGAACTCTGTGATCTACCCAGCCTTGGTGGCGTTCTGGGGGTGGATCAAGAACACGCTGGCGCCCGCGCTTCAGGAGTTCTGGACCACCGTGGTCCAGCCGGTGTGGACGTCCATCTCCACCTTCATCGCCTCGGCCTGGACCAACGTCATCCAGCCGGCCCTGTCGGCCCTGTGGTCGTTCATCACCGGGGTGCTCGTGCCGATCATCCAGTTCCTCTGGGTGAACGTGGTCCAGCCAACCTTTCAGCTCATTGGCGCTGCGATCCAGACCGCGTGGGAGTGGGTCATCAAGCCCGCACTCATGGGCCTGTGGATGTTCATCTCGACCGTCTTGGCCCCGATCTTCATGTTCCTGTGGACCAACGTCGTCAAGCCGGTCTGGCAGGGCATCTCCACGACCATCTCCACGGTCGTGGACTTTCTGTCCGGTACCGTCTTCCCGAAGATCAAGACTGCGATCGACAACGCCAAGTCCGGATTCGAGAACTTCAAGTCCGGCGTGCAGACCGCGATGAACGCCATCAAGGGTGCCGCCGCCACCCCGATCAATTTCGTGATCAACACCGTTTACACCGGGGGCATCAAGAAGATGTTCGACACGGTTGCGGAGAAGGTGGGTCTGTCCCTGCGCTTGCCGAGTGTCAGTGCAATCCCGGGGTACGCCTCGGGCGGCCAGTGGCGGACCATGATGCCCGGGTACACCCCTGGCAAGGACGTGTTTCACTTCTACTCGCCCGACGGCGGCCGCGCCGTGCGCTCGTCCGGGCG